TAAAGATGAAGTTAGATGATATGCTAACCATCAGCCCTAAGACAGAGAAGCAGAAGGAGTTCTTTGACGCATACCAGCAGGGGCACTACTTCTGTGCTCTCTCTGGTGTAGCTGGTACGGGTAAGACATACATCGCTTTCTACAAGGCGCTTGAGGAGGTAATGGATAGGAGTAACCCCTACGGTAAGCTTGTTATTATCCGTAGTAGTGTGCAGAGTAGGGAGATGGGGCACTTGCCGGGTGATGCCGAGGAGAAGATGAATCAGTTTACTGAGCCGTACAAACAGATAGCGGCTGAGTTGTTCAAACGCAAAGACGCTTGGGATAGATTGGTGGAGCAGGGTTATGTTGAGTTCCTGTCCACCTCCTTTATCCGAGGGACTACGTTTAACAATGCTATCGTTATCCTTGATGAGAGTCAAAACTGTACGATGCACGAGCTGGACACCATCATCACCCGTATTGGCCACACGTCTAAGTTCTTCTTATGCGGTGACTATCGACAGGTGGACTTGAAGAAGAGAGATGATAAGAGTGGGTTGCTTGAGTTCTTAACCATCCTGCGGTCGATGAAGGAGTTTACAGAGATTGAGTTCTCGGTGGCTGATATTGTCCGTAGTAGCTTGGTTAAGAATTACATCATCGCCAGACTTAACCATGAGGATAGTAAATGATTAACATCAACATGCGTCTAGGCATTGGCTTCGACATCGAGCATAACGACAACATCTGCCATGTGGTAGGGGATGATGAGGGTAGGTTTGTAGCCGCCTATGAGGGGCTTATCATTCGTGTCCCCTTCTTCTCCATCTACATCGGGGAGTTCTCTGAGCTAGACCCTGAAGTCTTGGAAATAGAAGACTAAAAAAAAGCCCCTAGGCATCACTGCTTAGGGGCTTTGTTGTTACTGGTTTCCTACTATGTTGAAAAGCTTATCTTGTCTAATTGCATCCCTTAGCTCAGGGTACTTCTGAAGCAACTTACCCAACGCTGCCCTCTTTATAGGAGGCATGATACGTTTCTCAACCGCAAACTCGGCTGTCTTCTTGTTATTTAACTTCTCCAAGTTAGGTAAGACACGAGCAAAGGCAGGAGTTGCTATCTCATTAACAAAACGCTTGTAGTCACTGTACTGCTGCGCTGTCAATTCCTTACCACCAACCTTACGAGACACTGCTGCTACTGAGAACCCGATGTCGCTCAACCTCTTTTGGAAGTCTGTCTGTTCATCACCCACAGCAACACCAGAGATTGCTTGTGACATGTTCGTCTGGAGCGCTTCTGGGTTAGGGTTGTTAGGATCAGCATTAACCAACCCGTAGTTCTTAGGTAGGAGGTTACGAGCACCGGGGATACGTTGTTGCATCTTCTCGATTGTGCTAACAGCCTCACGCTCATTAGGATCTAAGGCACGAGCCGCCGTGTTAGACAGGGCAGGTATGAAGCGCTTAGCGTAGTTGTCTAATAACCCTTGTGCCCTTGTAGTGTCATTGGCAAACAAGGCGTCAGACAGGTCAGCAAAGCCCTGCATGAACGTCTTCTGTAACATGTTGGTTTTGACAGATGACCACGCTTTCTTCTTAATGTCCTCCCATTCTTTATCTGCTTGAACCTCTCCATTCATAATGCGCTTTTGCTCAGCGAACAAGTCAGTCATCATACCAAGCACTGTTGCCAGCGGTTCAGCACGAGAGTAGTCAACCCATGTGTCCCCAATTTTGATTGAGGTAGCTGGCTTGCCTAATGACTTCCATGTGTTACGCTCAGCAGGGTCGGTAGGCATAGAGCCTGTGATTAGCTCATTGTCAAATAACTGGTACACCCCGCCTGTGATAGCGAAGCCTACAAGCTGCCGTGGAATCATATCCATCTTAGACATGTTCTCGTTGGCTGTAACAAAGTCTACTACCTCTGTCCCATCTGATGCCTCACGGACACGCTTGGTTGTTACAGTCTTTGTGGGACGGACAACAACACCAACACCGGGGATGTAACCAGCACTCTCCTTGAAGATGTTCCAAGGGGTACGCAGGAAGGGGATTGTCTGGGTTAAGAACACCTCAGCCGGGGTACGACCTTCACCTTTAGCCTCAGAAATCTTTTTCAACATCCCTTGAAGCTTAGCTTGGAACGTACCATCGACAGCGTAGTTACGAACATCAAAGATAGCGGTATCAAACTCATCACCAACTATCTGTTCAAACCGATCCATGCTTCCGTACAACTCCTCAGCCTTACCATTAGCAAAGGTTTCCTTCTTATACTTCTGATACAAGTCATCGTAAGAACCTAACCCCTTCTCCTCATCCAGCGATGCCTTCTTGCTTAGGTAGTTCATCATCCGCTGTGAGCGTAGACGTGCCTTGAAGTACTCATCGATACCGACAGTTAGCTTAGTGGGTAGGCGTACAATTTCACCTGTCTTACCCCCAATGGCGTGAGTCATGTAGTCGTAGCTTTCACCCAAGGCTAGGCGGGCAAGCTCTGGGTTAACCTTACCATCAATGTCGGGGGCAGCCCCTGAGTCTACTAACCACTGGTTAAACTGTTTCTCTGACATGCCTAGGGTCTTAGGGGTTATCTTAAAGTCAACAGGCAACCCAGTGCCAAACCCACGAGACAAGAAGACTAAATCCGTCTTCCACCCATCCATAAGAGCAGACACTGCTGCCTTAGCTGCTCGACGCTCTCGTTGGGCTTGTACGGGCGTTACACCCTTCTTAGGTACATAGGCATCGATGAGGTTCAAGAGAGGCTTCATGATCGTCTGGATGCCACCACCGATGGTGTTAACCACAGGAGTGCCTGTACCTGACAACATACCGTTGATTAAGTACTCGTTGAGCTTCATGCCTATGTTAGGCTTCTTACCCTCAAGCGATCTCTCAACCATAGACCCAATTATCTCATCAGCTTTCTCGGGGTCTACGTTCTTGTACTTTTCTCTTGCGTCTAGCATCTCATCAATGCTAATTGCACATGCTTCGCTATCTAATTTTGCCATTAACAAGCCACTCCCGGAAATATATTCTTAATAGTCTGTCCCTTACGCGCCTTCTCAGATAGTAACCGGAAAGCATTTAGGGCACGACCAGCCTTACTGCCCTCATTCTTCTTAAACAGGGCGATGCCAGTGTAGTACAATAAGTCTTCAGCTAACTTAGCACCTTCACCTGATTCAAAAGAACCACCAGCAGCACGGTGAGCCACTGCCTTATCTAACACCACCTCACGAGCTGCCATAGCTTGATGATAGAAGGGTGCAAAGGCTCCAGCATCCACTTCGCTCATTGGTCGCCTAGCTCTACTCTTAGCCAGCATCCACTCTACGATGTTGTTATTGTCCTTCAAGATTTCCTTCAGTCGCACTTGACCCGCGCTCAAGTACTCAGCCAACCCTGAAGGGTGCTTAGCCTCTTCTGCTGCTCTGACTGAAGGGGGCATCATCCTCATAACCTCTTCTGGCTCAATCATCGTGGAGCGCATAGCCAGCTCAGTGGGAGACATGTTAGCTATTCCCGGAGCAAGGTCTGAACCGTAGATGCTTGAGGGCTTAGCGCGTGTAGCACCAGCCGCATCACCCTCACGAGGAGCACCAGTCTGTAAACCCTCCATACTAGGAGCTTGGTTAGTAGGACGTGGAGGTCTAGTCCATGCAGCCCTTGTGCCTTCCGACATCGGCTGAACACCTGTCCAAGTCTGACGGTCAAACACTGGCGCACGGTCTGCTGATGGTGGCTCTTGACGAGTCCAAAACTCAGGAGACATCATTTGGTCACGCTCAGCGGCCTTTTTAGCCTCAACCTCAGCCTTTGTACGCTTACGGAATGCAGGTAGGTCAATACCAATACCAGCAGCTTCCATACGGCTCATAAACTCACCGTTTGTCATCACCTTATTAGAGGCAAAAGTGTCCTGAACAATCAAGTTACCATTGCGACCGACGATAACCTTAACACCAGCTTTCTCAAGCAGGGTTAAATCATTATCGTCCAAGCCATCCTTGACTGTGACAGTTGGCTTAACAGGGGTAGCTACTTGACGTGGTGCTGTTAGTTGTTGGCTAAGGGTTTGAGCAATAGAAGAAGGCTCAGCAAGCAACCGACCCTCAGCATCAGGAGCAGCACGACCAAAGGATTTAACCAGTTCTGCACGAGCACTACGGGCAGCGGCTTTAACACCAGCATCATCTAACCCAGTAATCCCTTTTAACCAGTCAACGTATGCGTCATGTTGAGCACTCTTGGAGGTACTGTTACCTACGATGTAAAGAGCCTTGTCAATATCATTATCAAAGCCTGTGGTAAACTTGTTAAACCGAGGCGAAGCCCCTGCCAGTTGACGTGGCATGTTCATGTTAACAGTCGGTGTCTCCTCAGCAAACGTCTCAAAGATACCTGACTCTTTGTTAAACACAGCACCTTCGGGCACAGGGATAACAGGTTCATCAGCCTTAGCCGCTACCTCGTCAATGGCCTTAGCTGGGTCTTCTGCATCTAAAATCTTAGCAGCATCTGCCTCAGCTTCTGACCCCGCCTTCTCACCACTCTTACCGAAGAACTTACCAACTACACCACCGAGAGCACCGCCAAGGACAGTACCACCAACCACGTTAAGGACACGACTATCACCCATGTCTTCATACACAGGGTCAAGGAGGCCACCAAACGCACCACCAGCGGAGCCACGAAGAGCACCTGTAGCCACCTTACCACCGATGGCTAAAGGCTTCAGGATAGCCGCAGGGAGGGTTACAGGGTCAAGGGCAGAGCCTATTAACAAACCAGCCCAACCAGCGTAGGGGTTAGTCTCCAGTAGCATCCGGCTCTCTTGCTCTGATTGTAAGTCTGCTGCCTCATCCGGCTGTAGGATACCTATCCCACGCAAGGAAGAGGTTAACCCCCTTTCAGCGTTGGTAGAAAAAGCATCCCAAGAACTACCTCCCTCGCCGGACATGTACTGAAGTGTTTCTCTAGACACACCCTCAAACGTACCTGTTGCTAATATTTCTAAGTCTCGCTTAGGGATTAGTGAGTAGTCTATTTCTGCCATATTAACTTTCTTTATAACAACATGGAACCGCTTAAATCACCGGGAGCAGCAGGTGGGCGACGAGGAGGTCTAGTGTCACCCTTTGCTATACGTTTCCGTAGTTCTCTTTTTTGCTCGTCACTGAGGAATTCAAAGTGGTCTCTTAATATCCTCCGAGCATCACTTGCCTCTATCATACCAATAAGAGTAGGGCTAAGTCTTTGAACATCAGACATCTTTTTTATTCTTTGATCTTGTTGAGCAACCTGTGCTGCTGCACTGTTGTAACCAGCACGTTCTATGTCTGCTTCCCGGTTAAGAGGAGCCATCTCAGCCTTTGCTTCCGCAGCATCAATCACACCTCCTAATGTGTTATCAGCAGGGGCAGCGCTCGGGGTAGCATTAAGTTTATTTAACGCTGCTTTAGCTTGTTCTTGAGTAGATGCCGCACCAGCAGCAGCAGGAGGAGGTGGAGGTGGAGGAGCACCAGCGCTGCCATCGCGCTCTTCCCAAATGACTCTACCCTCAGTGTCTCTCTTGCCATTATCAAACACGGTTCTCCTAGTGTTAACAACAGTGGGCTTACCAGTGATAGGATCAGTAGTTGTAACTGGGCTCTCAATGACTTTGGTGCGAGCTTTCTCTTTAGCCTGACCCATCGTAAAGTCTTCAGCCTCTAAGCGACGAGCTTCGGACAAAGCCTTCATATACTGAGCACCCATGCCCGGCTTATCCTCCAAGAAAGAGGCAACAAGCTTCATCTTCTCAGTGGGTGTCTTACCAGCTTGACCTGCTTGGATAGCTTGTTCAAGGTAAGAAGCCTCAACCTCACCAGCCACTTTACCGCCCATTAAGCGACCAGCGCCCATACCAGCTACCGTACCAGCATTCTGCCCCATAGAGACAACCTGCTGTAATAACCCTTGGCTACTCATCTGAGCAGGGGAGATCAGCATGGAGTCTAGCGCCGCATTGCGTAGTTGTTGTGGGTTTTGACCACCGAACAACCCTAAAATTTCACTTGCCATTATGGAGTCCCTGTTGGTTTACCCGTTACTGGGTTAAAGTTCTGTCTCATCAAAGATGCGCCAAGGTTACCGAACATACCAGCACCAGCCAAACCACCTGCGAGGTTAGCGTTAGCAGCAGCCTGTCCACCAGCCATGAGAATATTACCTTGGTTAGCACCAGCAGTGGCAGCACGGTTACCAATGTCAGCACCGATCTGCAAGGGCTTCAAACCATACTCTTCGATACCCAAGCCAGTCTGTAACAAGCCAGTGCCACGAGAGATTGCACGATCAATATCTGCTTGAGCCATCTGTGTAGATGAGGCAGCCAATGCTTGATCTTGTTGTGACCTAGCTAGATCACGCTGATACTGTTCGGGGTTAACATACCCTGTACCAGCCCCTGCACCCTGAGATGCGCCTGATAAGCCTAGGCCAATACGACCTGACTGGAGTTGCTGTTGACGTAGGGCAATATCCTCTGCACCACGACCACCAGCCATTAGCCCCTGTTGTTGGTTATAATACTGTTGAGCTGCTGCGGTTGGGTCAGACTGAATCTGTCCCATAAACTCACCAGCCCCGCCGTACATAGCATTACGAAATGCCTGTAGGGTAGGGTCAAGAGTATAACCAGCCTCTTGTTTATTCTCATCAAAGTAGCTAGAGCCGAAGCCTGTCGAGATTGAGTAAGGCTTAAACTTAGCCGCCTCAGCCGCAATCTTAGCTGACTCAATGTTAGATTGAGCTGACTCTCGTGCAGCAGATTGAGCTTGATTAGCCCCTAAAAGACTTAACCCAATTGGAAGAAGTGTTTCCCACATATATAATCCTTAAACTGTACGTTGCCACATGTATACTACGACATATGGTTGAAGGTTTGCGTTAGTGCCTGATGAACCAGTAGAGTCTAGTGTAAGTGTGTGAGAATGAGAGCCAGCGCTGGTTGTTGTAACGCCTCTAAAACTACCACCATCACCAGAGCCAATGCCAACAGCTCCTGTAGTTATATTTGAAAGAAAACTTTGGGTGGAAGAGTGAGCATGGTCACCAGCCGTATTCGTAGATCCTGTATGAGTGTGGCTAACAACTACTGCATCTTTACTACCACCAGTAGCCCCAGCAGTATACCCATCGCCTTCTCCTAATAGAACACGACCTGCGCCAAATGAAACCCAAGTACCAAACCCTAGTAATGTGCCGGGGTTTGTGGCAACCGATGCGTTCATGTAGATAGACCCAACAGGGTACACATCAGGCAACGAGACAGCAGATATAGCGGTAGTGACAAAAGCTGTAGTAGCAACTTGTGTTGTGCTAGTACCTGCTGTGGCTGTCGGTGCTGTTGGTATCCCTGTGAGGGCAGCGTTGTTCTTGTCAGCCTTACTGTTAACGGCTGTCTGAATCGCATCAAACTCATCGTTAATCTCCGTACCCTTAACAATCTTGTTGGGGTCGCCTGAGATTAGGGCATCTTTAGCTCCGAAGTCCGTAGCCTTTAAATAGTTAGACATTAACTAATCCTTCCTGTTTTAACAAACATATCAATCTTTTGTACAGATAACTCACTGCCGTTTACGTCAGCCTCGAAGCCAATCTGAATTGTATTACCACTTCCACCTACACTAGCTTTAATAGAGTCCAGTACAATACCGATAGAAAACTCTGCAATGTTATACTCAGCAATTCCATACTCAGAAACATCTCCTGCCACAATCGTGTAGGGGTATGACCGAGGAGCTTCCTTATAATCAAAGTTAGTCTTGATGGAGAAGCTTTGGTTACTACCGCCAATGACGGTAGCACTAATCTGCTTCAGTATCTTGTTGGTTGTAGGCGCTCCCATGTCGAGGTAGTGAGAGAAGTAACGTAGGCGGTATGAAGAGCCATCATCGTTATAACCAAAATACCTACCAATCCCGTCAACCTTCCCAATCATTACCTCTCTGTCGCGTCTACGAAGAAGAGCTGTGGCCTTATATGAGAACCAAACTGTGACCCGGCTAGAACCATCTTCCATCGCTTGACGCATATCTAAGCAATAGATTGTCTCAGTCGAGGGGAAGGATAACAGGTAGAAGGCGTTAATCTCAGAGTAAACTGCGCGTACCTTAGACAACCCACCTGAGTTGCTACGCTCCTGTGTAATATCTTTAAGCAAGTCATCCCTTACATTCTTAGTAAGGTCACGCATTGGTAAAGACTTCTCTTGAATCAAGCGACCCAAAGAACGAATACCCGTATCAGATAGGAAGATAAGGTCGTTACCTGTACCCTGCACTGAATCACGAGCAATACAACCCACACCAGCAATAACATCAGATAGGCTAAAGTCCCCTAGAGGATTATCAGCACCCCTGTAGATGATGATGTTATGCTCACAGAAGATGATTAGAAAGCCATTATGAGAGGCTAGAGCAGTTACTGTATCTACGTTATTAGGCAACACCGATGAGATGTTTAATGTACCGCTAGTGCCCCCATTGAAGGCAGGGAAAGCTGTATCAGCAATGTCCGTAGTCCAGTAGATAGAAGAACCATCGTGAACCCAAAAGCGCCCAAAGGCTGCAATAACATCACTAGGAAAATTGGAGCCGTAGCTCTGGGTAACACCAGTATAATCTGTTATTGTCTGAGCAGCGGGAGAAGCACTCTCAGTATAAATAATAGGCTCATGTCCAGATTGAACAATAAGCGAATGGTCATACAGAGAAGCACCCTTCCAATTGTTAGCGGTAACTGTGTAAAGGCTAGGGGTAATATCGACTAAACTACCACCACCGTCACCATTCTTAAACAGCTTGTTATTTCCACCAGAGAGGGTAACAACAGTGTTGTCAGCGTTAACGTGCTCCATTAAGAAGTCTATGGTAGCACCAGCTAGTTGAGTAACACCACTATCGGTACGCATTTGCCAGCCCTTACGAGAGCCTAACCGACCATACTTATCAATAACCACATTGTCAGTAAGCTGAGCAAAGTTGGGTGATAAGGTGATGCCACTCTCTTGTGTGTTTAACCCGTAGAAGCCGGGAGATACTACTGAGAGAGTTTGAAGTTGTTTCATACGCTATACCAAATAGTGTCCTCTGGGTGACGAGCCGCATCCATTGCAATCTCATCTGCCAATGCCGACTGAGCAGCAGCGTAGGCGTTCATGCTTTGTTGTCCACCATCCTCGCCTCGCTCTTCAATCGCCATCGCCGTAGCTAACAGGATGATAGGACGGGTAGGGAGCACAACAGTTTCAGCATCCTCTGTTAACTCTTGGTTACGCAAAGTGACGTTGAACCGGATGTCATAAACACCATCAGGGATAGGGTAGATGTCTACTTGAGTATCCCGATCTGCACTAACACCGTTGAAGTTGTAGAAGGCTGGGATACCCCTCTCAGGGTCAGCCATCAGAAACGCTTGGTCAAACCAGTAACCAGTCTGATACTTCATGTCGATGTTACTTGTGTCGTTTAACACGTGTAACACCTTAAAGTTATTCTGGGAGCCATTTAGCTCATAATTGAACACGTTGGCTGTCGTTGTTAGGGTTAGGGTAGAGCGTAAGGCACTCCAGTCCCAAGCGACCTCTACTTGGCTTTTAGCCTCGTTAACAAAGTCACCAATCAGACGGGCGTAGCTGTTAGAGTTACCTGTTCCTTGTACCGTATCAACTTCACTCTCTCGGAGCCTACGCATCACTTTATTGACAAGATCTAAATATGTCATTTATCTTTTCCTTTGTTGCTATTATACCACAGATTTCTCAATTTGTCAAGCTTATTCGCCATCAAATGCTACAGTTTGTAATTCTTTTCTTAGGTCAAACGAAGCCATAACATTCATTAACGAGGCAGCTTCTGTCAGCACTTGTATGGAGTCACCGCTTTGCATAACCATACTGTCGCTAAACTGTACATAGTCGTTAGCGTTAAGTACATACTCAGTTATAATATAAATCTTGTGGTCTATGTCGTGAGCGTGTTGCCAATATAGGGAGACAGTTTTGTTATTCCCTTGGCGGTTACTAACAAACAAGGTACTAACCTCAGCTTTATAACCAGCGGGGACTTTAAACAACTCTGTCAACGTAGCGGGTTGTATTACTTTACCTACTGTGTGTTTCATTACAAACCGCCGCCGTAGGTAGATTCTAGCGAACCACCGCCACCATAACCACCACTGCCTGTGTGAGTTGTTGAGCCACCGTTACCATCGCTAACAGTAAATGACCCACCACCACTACTGGTAACAGCAGGAATACCGGATGCCGCTGCTCTTGCTTGTGCTGCTTGTTGTTGAGCGTATGCTTCTGACTCAGCTTGAATCCGTGCAATAGCATCATTACGATATGCAGGTGTTTGCATACGCTGTTGCTCTTGCCAATTCCTAGCCGCTTGAGGGATGCCAAACAAAGTATCAGTATTAAACGTAGGCATCCCATCCATAGCAGCTCTTACACCACCAAAAGGAGTTACTAACCCAATTAAATTACCTATCTGCTGCCCTCGTTGGTCTTTAAACGCTTGACCTTCTGGGGTGCTATCCATCCAACTAAAGAAGCTTTCTTGATCTTTACTTAACGCAGGAGCACCACCTCCACTGTCACCACCTCCAGTCATCATACCCTCCCCCGACAGGGCAGCTTCACGGCGGCGACGCTCTTCCTCATCTAACACAAGCTGATCTCTCGCTTGTATCTCTCGTGACCTATAGAAGGGGTCTTCACGGTATCGAGCATTATCATCTGTCATAGAGGTAACAGAGAGCATAGGGTTACCGTTAACCTGTGGTAGAACACCCATCAAGTCTTTAACATAGTCAGCAAATGAAGCCATTACTTGTTCCTCTTGTTTTTCTTTGAACGCTCATTGCGCTTTGGTAATTGTCTTTTCATACTCCACCTTTCGTTACAACAAGCCAGATAAAACCAGCTATAATGACTACCCCTGTTATGACAGAAGCGATAATTAAGAATCCGTTAATCCAAGCCCACATCAACTCTTTACGTTTAATCTGGGCTAACACAATCTCTCTAGCCTCAGCCTCACGTTTACGCTTCGCCTCCGCTTGGAACTTTAACCAATCATCCCAAAGCCCTGCTCTGCCTTGATAGATGAACAACTCTTGGATAGCCGCCTCATGTTGTTTAATCTGTTCTAGCGCAAAGAAAGCCTCAGAGTCTGACCCTGATTTGTTAGCCTTCTTTGCAAGCTCAGACTTAGAATCAAAGAACTTGAAGATATGCTGACCCGCTGCCATTATGTCGCCACCGTTGGCTATAGTCTCCTTAATAACACCAAAAGCAGCGTTGGCTATCGCAAGTTCAGCAAGCATTATCTATTCCAATATGTTAAAAGCCATGTAAGTAAACCACCAGCAGCAGAGGCTATAGACATACCCATCCAGAACCCACCTTTGCTTTTGTTAGCCAAGGCCAGTAGCTCTTTAATGTCTGTCTCCATGCTCTCTACTTTACAAGTTAAGTTCTCAACCTGCGCTGTTAGTCTCCCATATTCTACGGGGTCTATGTTTCCCATTTATTCCTCCGCCGCTTCCGGTGTATTACCCTCAGCCAGCCACTCCAGATACTCTTGGTAATCTGTGTTGGCGGGGTCGAATGGGATGCTAAGTGTCTGCCCAATAATAGTGACGGCAACAACATCACCGAATGAGCCTTTTTGTAATTTATACTGGGTCATCTTATAGCTCCGAGTTTAGTGTAAGTCTAGCGCTTGGGTCGTTAAGATTTATTACTTGGTAAGTACTGCCTGACGTAGCTCCGGTAGTAGCTAAAATTAATGCTACAACTTGGGTAGACAGCGCATCTAAAGCAAAAGTGGTTCCTGCAACAACAGCAGAACCGTTATACCAGCCCCACGACCCTGTAGAAGAAACAGAAGGTGTTGCTCTCATTGTTACAGGTAGGTGGATATTAACGTTTACAGATATGCTGGTTACGCCCATAGCCATACCCAAACGCTCATAACCATTCCCGCTGCCGTAAACTTGACAATACCGTTGACACAACGCCAACTCCTGCCCATACTGCCGATGCTCAAAAGGCGTGGCTACACTGCCTGCCTCAAGCTGTACGCCTGTGATGTAGAAGGTGGCTCCGCTTGTGCCGACTACTGATGTTGCGCCTGTTACAGAATATGGAGCGCCAGCAACCCAAGCCCCTGCCGTTGCAGATTGAACAGAGCCAGCACCTAGGCTCCAAAAAACTCTCGCTCCGATTCCATTAGTAGCGCCTACCCAAGTCCCCGTTGTGTCTCCAGCAATAGTTACGGCTATTTGCGTCCAAGTGTTAGCAGAAGAAATTGTGTAACTAAAAGGGTAGCTCCGGTTTTGAGCGCTGTTTTGTATAACTCCACCAAATGTCCCTGTCAAACTTGAGTACACTTGAAAAGACAAAGTAACTGTTTTTGCGTCTGCCGTACCCCACGATACATCAGCAAAATTAAACCCTTCAATTGCTTGTCCCAATGTAAAGTAATCTGTGGAAATAACAGAATACGCAGATAGTGAAGTAGCGCCTAAGTAATTACTGTGTCCCGCTGGTGGAGTTACTGCCCCAGCGTTCTGTTGCAGAGAGAATTTAGATGCTTGGTTACAGACACCAAACCAACGGTCAATACTATAAGTGTATGCGTTTGCTGGAATCGTAACAGCCGCCCCAGCGTTCCTCTGGTCAATCCGCATATCTCCGTTGATGATGCGATTCCTGCCAGCCATGTTAGACACGGTAGGGGTCAGGCCGTTGATGGTGGTTGTGTTGCCACCACTAGCGTCTGTGATGGCGTTTGTTGCTAAAGAACTCATGGCTTGGGATACTCCTGTTTCACTGCGGCAATCTGAGCCTTCCAAGCGTCAATGCCGGAGTGGTAGATGGTGTCTAGCTGGTCAGCAATTGATGGGTAGGCGGATGCACGTTGTTGTTTGTATGCTTCAGGGTCAACCCAAGCGTTAACAGCGTCTAGGTCAACGGTGACTTTGTTACCATCTGCGTCAAATACCCCAGCGGTATCATCAACTGTAACCACCTGTGGGTATAGTGCGTAAATAGCTTTGTGGTTCATCCTGCAATCTCCATAACAACAATAGATGATACAGTTCGCGCATCAAAAGCACTTCCATCATTATCTCGAACAGATCTATTTACGTAAACAGTTGTTCCGTTGCTACTTCTTACATTTGCTGAGTAACTTATTGATGAAGTTGTACTCGGAGAATCTAAATAAGCCATGCTAAAAGCAACGCTTCCATTCCCACCACTATTGTTTTGTGCAAAAGTTGTTCTTGGTCTACTTCCAGCAGCATCTCCAATAAAAATATCAGTTGAATCTCTGCGAATTGACCCATAACCATGACCAGCATCGCCACTAATTTCAAATCCAATATTTGCAAAAATTAAAATTTTATTAGATGAACTTGATGGCGTAATAGATAAAGATAATCCGGTTGGTGTTGTAAAACTAGTGCTTGTAGTTGTAAAAGAGTCAGTCTTTGTAGCTTGGACTACCTGCAACACGCTACCCGTTGGCATTGCACTAGATGGCACACCTGCTGTGGTAATGATTGTCCCAGCCTCGTCAGGCAACACCAATGTTCGGTCGGTATTACTATTTGGGGATGCTATTGTAAAGATACCTGTCCCACTGGCATCCCCTTGGATGGTTACCTTGGACATTACAACCCCTCGACAATAGCCTTCAATGCGTCCACATCAGCGGCGGCATCGATGTTGGCCTGTACACCTTCATACTTGGCACGGATGGCAGCACGGGCTTCTTCAGCCGCAACAGCCTCAGATGGGATGGTGGCCTTTACGTCCAATGGTGCAAACTCTTCGGTGCGCTTGGCACGGCGAACTTCGTGGGCAATGCCTTTGGCTTTATCTACGTTAACTGTAATCATGCTGAATACTCCCATGCGT